GAGAGGTCGAGATGCGTACCTTCCTCTGTCATAACCAACTCGTTCACGCCACACGCAGTAGCGATGTTCTGATACTTCTTATCCATATTCAAATTTGATTTTGATTGTTCACTCAAAGATTCAGAGGCTTTATTTCCACGTTGCTTAGCCAACAACTTAATTCTTTGGAAACAGCCAAGCACTGTACTCTGACCATCCATAAGGATGCCCTTAACGTCTTCAGCGGCAAAGATTTTACCGTGTAAATGCTCGTCAGTCGCATTCGGACAGTTAGCCTTTACGTCTGCACGGAACTCAACGCCTAAGGCAGCAAGGTCAGCGACAAGCAAGTCTGTCTTATCATCATTAGCGACATCACGAACCCACTTATTCTTTTCAAAAGACTCTGGGTCATAGAGTTCGTGGTAGGTCTCGTTTGTATATTCGTTCTTGCTACCGTCTTTCTGTGTGTAGAAAGCAGCCATTACGCCAATACAACCAATCTCATCCTTTGGGTGCATGTAATAGCGTTCGTCACACAAAGCAGCGAGATACATACCAGCCGAGCAACACATTCCATCTACAAATGCTAATACGGGTTGGTTCCTGTCATGTGCATAATCTATAGCCTGCTGAAAGTCGTTCTTTGCCCAAGCTGAACCGCCTGGCGTATTGATAACAAAGAGATGACCGAGGCACAAAGGATTGTTAGCTGCCTCGAAAACCATATCACGAAATTCAATAGAGCCATAGCTACAAGCCCCGCCATTACGTGTAATAGGACCGTCAACGGAAACGACATTAAAGAAGGGCTTAGTCATATTCTTAGGCTCCCAAGCACCAACACCTTCTTCATTAGTTGCATACTCAACAATACCATTACTACCAACAGCTGCGGTGTATCCCATAGACTTAACACCTAAGCCAAGGGAAGCATGCCCATTCATATTACGCTCAATAACATCACGAATAGAATGAACAAACTCTGGTGAGATCATCCATTTGCGTGTCGTTAATATTTCAAGTAATCCGTTCATACAGTCTGGTTAATAAAATTGTACAGTGCAAATGTATGAAGGCAAAAAGACGAAGTAAGGACTTATTTATAAGCGTATTTGACATTTTTGGGCAACATTTCCAAACAAAAAAGCCTTGGAACTCTCACGAGCTCCAAGGCAAACGAACAAGGTTTTCTTCTGTCATTCAAGACAAAAAGAATGTTATCCAAGAACGAATCTATCTACCTTGTCAAAACACGCCAAAATGTTTTTATGGCCTGCAAAAATACAAACTATACCTTATATTATATAGAACGAACTTATTTCAACTGTATCAAGTCACTCATAGATGACAGTTTCACTTTCAACTGACAAGCACGAGCCGTAGCGTGGGTATCGTCAAAGTCAATCAACGACGTATTCCACAACGAATAAGACAACCACCGAGTACCATCGGCTTTCGTGTAAACTACGTGGAAATCAGCGTTTTTCAGATACACGATAGCCGCTGAAACAAGAGGTGCACCAAACTGAACCGATACTTGCAAATCGTGTGTATAAGTCAGTCCTGCCATAGAACGAGCAGTGCTAATCTTCAACGTAGGAACATCTGCCGCCTGTACATCTGCTTCACCCGTTAAGTCAATCGTCAGACAATGTTCACTAAAGACCGCACCAGACATCTCCGACAAGGCAAGATTAGCTGGCAAAGGAAAGCGACACTGATCAGCGGGATAGATTTCCAACTTAACTATATCATCAAGGAACAATTCCTTACAAGACAAACTACTATCCATATTTTAAGAAATTATAAGTCAAAATACTATCAAAAAACACGAAAACAATTTAGCGTTAAAAAGATAGCTTATTTGATTAATTTATTTAACATTCATTTAGAAGAGATTTAACATAAGGAAACAACACAAGAAAGCTATTAAGTTAGTTCCTCTTTCCCATTAAGTCGGGTTATATCCGTATTGTTTACAGACACACGAGCAAAGGAAGGCGACAACGACTGGGATAGCCAACGGTTCAGCAATCTACGCAAACTATCACGCTCTATCTTAGACGGTCCGACAGGGATGTCATAATGAAGCATGAAGCGTTCAAGCATCTCAATGCGTGAACGTGATATACCTTTCTCAGCGCAAAACTCTAAATCCGACTGATACCAAGTAAGCAAAGCGCGTACAAATTCGTCATGAAGTAGACGTTGCAACTGGAAGGAAGCCGTATGATCAAGCGCAAAGAGTGCGGTCGTCCTGTGCTGTGTGTTACCTATCATTACCGTGTCAGGAATAGCAATACAAAGGTAATCACAATTATCCTTCTGCGGCAAGTAGCGCGTACTCATCATAGTACAAACCTCGCTGTAGGTAAGCCAATCGTGGCGGTCACGCTTAACAAGTAAGTTGCCCGTAATAGGCGACTTACCTGTAAGCATTGTGTTCCACACGCTTGCTGAATAGCATCTCGAGTGCGCTTGCAACTGTGCGCTGAGCGGTACCAAGGAGGATTGCAGAACGAATTGCTCTTGCGAGAAGGAGCAGAACTTAACAGGATCGTTCACTCCTAAAACGTTACTGTCATCACGATTGCGGTAATAAGCCGCTACGTAAGACTGCACTTGTAGATAGATATTCGCCATAGTCCTTACTTCTTACTGTTCTCCAAGCGTATCTTCTTAATACGTCCGAGATAAGTCTTCATACGGCCGTCCATATACTTCTCTATGCTTTCTGCATAGTCGGCAAAGATTTCCTTCTCAGCTGTTGAACCCTTATCACGAGTGGCTTCAAAGAAATCATTCATCTGCCTAAGGGCTATCAGCACACCGTCCATTTGTTCAAAACCCATAGAATCATCGTTGAACAACTCACGGAGCAAGGTGTTTACGTCCTTAATCTTACTTTCGATAATATCGCAAAGAAAGACAGTTGCATTCAAGAGAAAGGAGATTTTATCTTGCTTTGCCATTGATTCCTTGTCCTTAGGCAGTTCAGCGTAATACTCCTTCAATGGCTTATGTTCTATCGTCCCTACATGAACCGACTTCATCACCAACGTCTGCAATAGACGATTGCCCAACCAAGTATCAGCATCTTTCAAGGCACGAATAGCAGCGGGGCGGTTCTGCTCTGGCATACGATCTATACCATGATAGAGGCGGTTGCGCTTTTCGATACGTTCTGTCCATTCTTTTTCGTGGAAGAGCATATCAAGCACATCAGCGTACTCTTCACCTTTAAGATTGTCAAGCGTAAAGGCGTGAACAGTCGGACTCATAAAGGTTTTAGCTATCTCACGAGAGTTAACTTTCTTCTTCTGTGCTGACATTAGCGGCCTCCTTTCTCGCTTTCAGCCTTACCCTCAGTATTGAGAAGTTCACGAAGGAGACGAGAAGCGGCAACAATGTCAGTAAGCGGGATGACATAACTTTGAATATGTTTACGACAGAGTTCTCTGTCTTCCTTAACGGCTTCGCGCTCCAATCTCTTAATCTCATCATCAAGATAGAAACGTGCCTTACGCAAGTCCTCCAGTGCTTTTGCCTTATTGTTCATACCTTCTTCACGCTTTAAGCCATGTCGCCAAAGGTACTTAATAACGTTGCCAACATTGAAGTTATAATGTCGAACAATGTCAATGCACTCTACACCTGATGGGTGAGCGTTATAGTAACTTGGGTGTTCAACTCTACTGTCTACCTTCTTCTGTGGGGCAGCAGCGGAAGAAATCTCTTTTGCTTTGTTTTTTTTACTCATTTGTTTATATATGGTTTAGGGTTTATTTATCATAAGAGTGCTTATAGAACGATAGGGCAACTACTCTTAAAAATGACTTTTCAGTTCTCTGATAGCCCGTTCAATTGAGGCGGTAACAACCTTCGGAGGTGGACAATCTTCAATTGAACCCGACCCACGTCGATAGGCTTCATATCTACGAAGCACCTGAAGGTCGTGCCAACGAAGCTCTTGTTTCTTACGCAGGTCAGCCTGTGTCTCGCTATCGTTGTCTATAGTACGCAGGAAATCTGCCGCACGTTGTATGTAAGTATTTGCCTTGCTCATAGCTTTTCCTCTCGTGATTTTGAACGCATCTTAAAGAATACCTTCAATGGTGTTAAAAGTAAAGTTGTCGTATTTTTCACGAAATCACCGAACTCGTCTAAGTCTGCCAGTGCACGGAAAAAAGCGTATGGCACATACAGAACATAAGCAACCACGATATAGATAGTTACGAATGACATCATAAATCCACGTCCGATTATTCTCATGACTTTACTCATACTTTCCTTTACTTTATTAATTACTACTTGTGCCCGTGTGCGGAGTCGAACCGCACTTTGTCCTCAGCTTTCGGCTAACATAGCCTTATTTCCTCTGCCTATCCGTGTGGCAGTCGCACGGGCGAAAAAGAAAAAGGTCAGTCCGCTTAGGCAAGTTTCAGTATGCAAGATAAAGACTCTTACGCAGACCGACCTTAACGAAGATTATAATAACTATAAAACTATAAAAGAAATGCCAGCTATTATCCCTCTACCGTTCCTCCAGGCAAAGGCGGATTAACTCCCGCACCACCACCACCAGGCTTACCGCCCGGCTGATGTTCCTTGCCCTCCTCGACAATGTTGTCTTCCTCGATAGCAACGCCACGGTCGTCCACCTTCTGCCAGCTCACCTCTGCGGCAAACTGCTGACTGAACTTGATGCTCACCGTGCAACCTAAACGGCTTCTGCCATTGGCTGCATTGACCATCTTAGCCGTAGCCGTAACCTTGTCGGTGTCTTTTACCGAACACTGAAGGTTAGGATAGACTGTTAAGAACTTGTCTCCTAAATTGCAACGGAAACCTTTCAGCACATTGCGCTGAACGACTTTCATAAAGTCAGTCACTGCCGCCTGCATAATAAAAGGCTCGATAGAGGTGTTATCACACGCCTCACGACAAAGCTCTGCAAAGGTCAGAGTGTCGTTAGGAATAGGAACAGCATAGAAACTATGCTTACCTAACTTTTTGTTTTCCCTTACGGTATATTTGACTCTTGCCATAATATACATTTTTTTTAAGGTTGAACATTAGAATTATCATCGCAAAGATAGTTCATTTATAAACTTACGTAGGGACAGAATTTTCAGCATTTTTAGTTGCTATAGCAAGTCACTTCGGGTTAGTATAGCAAGACGCTTAGAGTTACTATAGTAACCCACTTTGCCTTGATATATCACCCTTTTGTGAGTTATCATAGCAACCTGTGCAGACTTACTGCCCTTTTCGTTTCATCCCGTTAGATTTCAACAAACTATCTACAGCATATTGTGTCTGTACTTCATTGTCCTTCTCTATCAGTTCCTGAAGCCAAGCAGGGTTCTCTGTCCTTACCTTTGCAGCAGTCTCAACACATTTGCGAAACAACTCAAACACGCTTTCTTGTCGTAACATATTAAACAAGAGTATTTCAGTTATTCCTGTCATATCAGTTTTTGCCATGTGAAGTATTGCGAAGTTATCCATATAAAGATAATTTCTTCCCATACGCTCACATAAGGCATCCATAGTATTTAGATGCTCAACATACTCGGTATTCAATTTATCAAGTTCTTTTTTCTCCATTGTGAATTTCTAATCTAATAGTTCTGTTTCAATTTCATTTATCACATCCTCAAGCGTAGCACAAGCGTCGTACTCCCTCTTTAAGGTTAGTAAGACAGCAAGAGCAGCTTGCTTGTAGTTTCGTTCTGTTGCTCGCATAGTTTATTTACGAATCTTTTCTTTATAGATACGCTTCAAGACTTTTAGATCCGTAGAAGGCTTCTCTTTCAAGACCTCAAGGAAGGCATCACGACCTAAGGAACGGTAATAGGGTTGAAAGTCGGCAAGTATCAAGTCGCACGGCTCGCCTGCTGGGATAGCCATACCATCCTTTGCGTAATGCTTGCTCTTTGGGTCGGACAATTCAAGGACACTGATACCCTCTTTGTTTACGATGATATAATGATGTCCATTGAAATTTATCTCACCAAAATGCCTTACAACAGACAACTGACTATTAGCCCAGTACTCTTCTGCCATACAGACAGGCGTAATCTTACTCTTCATATTCGTCTATTCTTATATAACAATATCAGTCTAATCCTCTGCGAAGCCTATCACGGTCAACTTCTCTTTCAAGTCGTCCCAATCAACACCTCTGAGATACCGCACAAGGCGGGAAGGCTTGCCATTCTGTTTCATCGGATTAATAAGGACATTAGGCTCAAAGTAGTAATTATAGCCAGCAATACGAAACTGACGACCATTATACTCGCAAAGAGTACCCACTTCAAAAGGCTTATTCTCAGCAAGAAAAGTCTCTCCGATACGTCCCATCTCTTTCTGTAACGCTAATATTTGTTTTCTCTTTTCGGCAAGCAATGCCTCTGTTTCTTTTCTATTCATATCTGTTATTCATTCTAAGTTGTCTATTCTTCAATTGGTAAAGGAAGTATCTTAAAGCCATTTCTCATTGCTTAGTTTTTACTTCATTCACATAATCCATGATATAAACTCATACAACTATATCCTCCGTCTGGCTCAAACATGTCAAGCTGTGCATCATTACGATTTACATACTTGAACACTTCCTGTACCGTGGGATATTCACCATTTGCGCAGAAACGTTTAGGGATGTATGTAGGTGGAAAGAACGACGAACCTCTTTCTGTTTCATCTTTCATTCGTTGTTCAGCATCTATTAGCCGTTTTCTTGCCCATTCATCCATCGAAAGGAGTTGTACCTCACGCTTCCTACACATGACACAGGGGAAACACCCTACTCGTGAATAGCCACGCTCATACAGAGGGTTGGGGCGTTGGTTATTTTCAAGGATATAATCTATTACTTGTTGTGCTGACCAGTGAAAAATAGGTCGTAACACACTTGCATCGTGTGTCTTGCACCACTCGAGAACGGCTTTCTTGTGATACAAGCCTTTCACTTCATCATTGAAGTACTCCTTGAAATATGAGCATTCTACATCATAGCCTGCACGTGCCTTGCTTTCTTTAGCTCTAATGCCCTGAATGATTATAAAGCTATCATCCTGCGAGAGGATATAATCAATCATCGGTATTACTTTCAGTTCAGAAGTACAGAACCTTGCTATTGTAGAAGGGAAACGACCTTTCTTGATAGACATATCTACGAAGTCTTTATACTTCCTGCTTTTGAGTATAATCAGTTCTACATTTAACTGATTGCAAACATTGTGAATATGTGTGTAAGTATTTTCGTGCTCCCACCCTGTATCTGAGAACACTGCTGTAACTTTGTCGTTGCCATAGTCATTTACCGCCTTGATAAGGCAAGCCTGACTATCCTTGCCTCCGCTAAATTGTACTAATATTTTCATTCTTTAAGTGTTATCTTTCCATTACTACTTGCTATCGTTTTCGTTCGCTCATCGTACATCTTGATAGCAAAGTCTATATTGCCTATCAGATGTGGAAAGTTATCTTGTGCCATTGCTCTTGCTAATCCAAGAGTTTCTCTAACCTTATAGTCTGTATTCGCGTCAACGATATAATACAGACCTTTTGAAGTATCTATATCCATTTTGTTATTTTTTCAGTCTAATCTCCACTTCCTGCGGAGATTTCTCATATCAACTTATACACTTATATCTACTTTCATAATTATTTACTTTTTACGTTTCTTTTTCCTTTTACTTGCATAAGGTGTTGAACCTGCACGTGATTTGCTTTTCCTTTTGTTTAACCTTAATTCAAAGTTATTCATTCTAAGTTATCTACTCTTCAACTGGTAAAGGAAGTATCTTAAAGCCACAGTTCACAGCATTTCGCTCACGGATAGCCGAACGGATAGTATCACAATCATAGTAGATTACCCAACGTTCGTCACTGTCAAACGACTTATCACCCAAGATATATCCCTTCTTTAGCATATTATAACGTAAGCAGTTAGCTTTACGTGAAAATGGCTTCTGCTGTAGGATTTTACCAAGACGTGTCTGCGGTTCCATTCCAAAGCGGATGCGCCTGCGTTCTTTACTGATAAGTAATCGACGTCTCTCGGATCTCTCCTTCATACATTTTCGATAGCGATAAGGGCTTATCTCTTTCAGACGTACAAGAGGAACAAAGCCAGCCTCACGTAGTCGACGCGTAGCTTCCAAAGCAGCAGCGCAGGGGGCTTTACCTCGAAGTGAATCATAGTAGCCATTCTCCTCACACACTTTCTTTATCTGAGCCGCCTGCCGTTTCTTTATTGCTCGCATGCCATCTTCACTCTTTGTGAGTTTCAGATCACGTGCAAAGCGATGCAAGGTAGATTGCGAGATGTTCAAAGCAGAGGCGAGTTTGCTATTCTCTTTGTCGTGAAAATGGTCCTTCAGCCACTCCAACTGGTAATCTGTGAGCTGCCGTTTATGATAAGGAGGAACAAACAAGGCTTGCCGTAATCGTTTGCGGTCTGTAGGAACTCTACTATCAGCCATTAGCGTTCGTCCCCATTTCCATCTATCACGCCACGCTGTTGACGTGAAGCGAGCTTATCCAGATTCTGTTGACAAACGTCTTCAAGCGACCAGCCCATCACATGACAAAGGCCTGCAAGCTGCCAAGCAATGTCGCCTGCCTCCTTGGCTAAAGCATCCTTTTCTTCATCCGTTATCAGGATAGCTTGAGAATGAAGTACATCACCATTATCATCACGATGCGAAGCGTGATAAACATAAAGATCACCCTTACGTACGTGCTTTGCAATCTTTCCTGCAAACTCACCAACCTCGCCCATAAGGTTAGTCAACATATAAAGAAGGTTGTCGCATGTGGGCATACAAGTCTTCATCGCCTTCTCTTGATATTCGTTCAATTCCATAATCAAATTATTCTATAGTTTACATTTCCTGTAACATCGACTATTGCCTCATGCAACTCGTCTGCTATCATCTGTGCAACGAGCTTAGCATTCGGATGAGGTTTACCGGTCTTTCCCAATAGGCGAAGTTCTAATATATGTCGCCACTCAAAGACATTGTAGGTATAAACAACACGAGTTGCTGCATCAAGTGGAAGGTAGCCACGAGCATCCTCTGCCTTTAATCCCATTCGCATCATCAGCGAATAGAATAAACCAGCAACACGCCAGCCAAGGCGAGCCGTGAAACGTTTCAGTTTAGAGACACCAGAGTACCAGTGCGGCTCACAGATAGTTATACCGCCACGCTTACCAAAACTAACATAACGTGTACTCTGCTCAGCTATGTTGTTTGGTGAGGTTCTATTGAGTTCACGACTTGTACTAATTTGTGTCGTAACACAAACGGTATAGCGAATCAACGCAAAAGCCGTAGGATGTTTATACTGCTTAACCTTCTCTACAAATTCAGACAGACTTACCTCGTGTGGGGCCAACTCATTATGTATGTTAGGAGTCAACTCCATAAATGCCTGCACATTCATAGCAACAAAATAAACACGCTGCTTCTTAGTTTTCTTGTAAGTCAGACCGATATACGGTGAGAACAACAGGCGAGAGATGGTAAGATAGTCGCTAACATCATTAAGCGAGAATACAAAGTACTTTGTCCCATGACGGAACATAGAGAGGTGATTGCGCTTTTCTAAGAAGCTGCACAACTCTTCAGCCGTGCGCTTTCCCGTCTCGCTACCATAGCAAACACGTGCCGCACGAGCAACCAAGGTATGCCAGTCTTCAGGACATAACCATGAAGTTACATCAGGTTTAATAATTTTCATCAGCTTAATCTCTTTTTTAATTCCTCACAAAGAGTATCGACATCATTAAAGTGACCCATACCTAAGAACTCATATAGAACCTCCTTTAACAAGGTCTCTTCACCATTGTCATTTATATATCTTACGACACTTTTAGCTTTACCGTTATAGCCAGTATCAATAGCACTATTACCATCATCACTTGAGAGGTCTTCTTTCTCAACGAGATAGCCACGATCTTCTAAATACTCAACGAGGTCAACCTCGTCGATGTCGTCCAAATCAATTTGAACTTCTACTATTCTATTCACCATAAAAAATATTTAATTAAAAAGTTTATAAAATACACATTCTACTTTAAAATCTTAGCCCAAAAGACACGTCTTTCTATATCAGAAGCAAAGTGAAGTTTTTCAAAAGAAATACTACCTGTCCTATATATATTCCCAATTAAAGATATGAAAGAAGCAATAGTTATGGTCCCATTTCCAGAATTTTTCCTTGATAATACCTTATAATAACTATCACAAACCTCTGGGTTATAATTTGAAGTCAAAGCAAAAACACGATGAAAGAAACTCCTTCCTGGGTTTTCACCTAATGATGCTAAAGCAAAACCGACATCACGCCAAAGATCATAACTATGAGGGAGAGCAAGATGGTCACGTTCCATTGCTGAGATAAGTTTATCAACAAACTCAACAGAGTTACCAACACTATGAGTAATATTAACAGCAGACTTTGGTTTAATGTATTCATACATTCCTTTATAAGGAATAGCCTGCTCATTAACATAAGGATGCTCATCATACGAAGCAAAACGGATACGGGTTATATCGCTACAAGCATTATCAAGCACTATACCCATCGCTGCATATTCCTTTTGTAAAGCACGGAACTGCTCCTTATGATGTTCAGGATATGCCAATGGTATTAAAGCGAAATATCCAGTACCAGAACATGAACGCATATACATAGCGACCTCGGCACGATGGCGAAGAGTGCGCAGAATGGTTCCAAAGTTACCGATACTTGTATTATCCCCAAGGTCAATATCTATAGCCACAAAGCCAGTGTGCTGTATTAAGCAATCACCTTTACGCCTTGAAAATAATCCTGAAAGCGTAGCACCTGGCAGCTGCTGTTTAGTCAGCTTATAGTCCTCGTGCTTTTTTGCTTCAAGTGGACCATACTCCGCCACCATATCCCGTAACCTTAGGACAGGTTCCTTCCAACGTTCACCAAGAAGAAACTCAGCAATTGTAATATCACCAGTTCCTATCCTATCCTTAGCAGAACGATAGACGCTACACTTCACATCAAAGATGCTCATAATTAATCTTCCTCACGTTCTTGATTATACTTAGAATAAATCCACTTACCAACAACTTCAATAAGCAAAGCAAAAATCCACAGCAGGTGAAATCCAACAGCAAATAGAAGCAAAGACCATAGGAAACTGAACAAATAAAATACTATAGTAATTGCAATTTGTGTTCCTATCTCAGTAAGATATGACTTATCATAAAGTCTTCTCAAGAAGAAACGCATTTCCTCATCTGTCTTCTTACGTGTAATAGGAAGGATCATAAAGAAGAAGATAACGAAAAGATACATCGCCATTCCTATCTTTATATATATACTATCCATAAAAAGCAAAGATAAGATATTCACTGAAGATAATAAAAGTATCTCCACAACAAAGCAAAGCTTCATAGAATTTAAGTTTTTGTTCATTTGACAATGCTTTTATTTAATTACATGCTGCAAAGTTAAATATTTACTTTAATTTGTCAAAGTAAAGCAAAGGAAACATTTAATCCATACTGCTTTTTTAACATTTACCATATCTTATAACTTGTATCAACTATCATCAATACTCCATGAAAAGTTCATTCAATATCCAAAAGGAGAAACTCAAAGTGAAAAATCTCCTTTTGCTTTAAAATCTCCCTGACTTTTCACAAAAAGACAGAATCACTTATTTTGTAAAAGACAAAAACAAGTTAAAAAGATACAGAAAGACATAAAAGGAGATACAAAGGAGAAAACGAATCTCACTTATATCACTATAAATCAATAAGTTATATTTTAAAAGGAGAAAATAAGATATATTTTCATAAACTTATAGCGCACTGAGAAAAAAAATAAGTAAAGTAAAATAGAGAAAAACAGGTACATTCCCCGCTCTTTGCTATCTTCCGACTATCTGTAAAACACTAATAATCAAAGTGAAAGCGGAGCTTTAATTATTTACCATATACAATTTAAGGTACGGAAAAACAACGCTATTTGGCAAGAAAAATTTCTTCAAAATAATATATAGGGTATCAAGAAAAAACGTCTTTTTCTCCTTTTAAATACAAGAAATAGCATTTTAGATTGAAAATCAGCTACTTAAAGAAAAAGACGAGAAAATAAAAATCTCCTTTTGCATCCTTGAAGTCTCCTTTTGAGTTAAAACAAGGTGAAAAAAGAGGCGACTTGAGAAGACTAAATGTCAATAACAAAGGGGGTGGAAGAACAATTCTGTCCCTACCGAATAAAGACGAAATGTTAAATTTGCAACAGAGATTAGATGAACGAAGAATATAAACAAGAAAAAGGTATAGATATGGATTTTCTGAAGAAACTTTTCTCAAGAAAGACAAAAAGAGAGAGACTAAGTACGGACGCTTCACAAGTATTCGCTACATTGGAAACAATGGAAAAGAAAGGATTATTGCTGTGGGACACGAAGAACAGAAGGCTGTTCATAGCGGAGCCGTTAGCTATCCTTATGATACAAAAAGAACAGGGATGGGTAGCCTTCTTACAGAATGTAGCGTATTGGCAATACTATAAGGAAGTGCAAGACAGTTGGGATAGTTATATCCGTAATGAGGAACTGAAAGCTGTCAGACGTGCAAAAAGAAAGTATGCTATGCTGACCAAGATGGATATAGAACGCATCAGAAGACAGCGCAGGAGCGAGGTACAAGAGGCTGAGAAGAACGCTATTGAGATAAAGCCATTTGAATTGTTCGTCCTTGGCGACAATTACGAAGGGTCGTATCTTCAAGTTAGCGAAGAAACAACCAACGCTGCAAAGGAAAGTAAAGAAGCAACCAATCACGTCATAGCCGTAGGAGATTACAACCCTATCACGCAACAAGTGAATATGGCACTATGGAAAGATGTACAAAGTGCGATACAAGAAATCAATAGTGAGAAAGAAAGTATGCGTAAAAAGCATAGCGACATCGACGCACTTGCTGCTCGAATAGCGGAAGGATAAAAAAGAACACAAACTAACTCAACTACTATTAATAGCGAATGCCTACCACCTTCACAGGTGATAGGCATTCTTTCAATTAAATACTTATGGCGCGAGTTTAATACACTCTAAAGAAGTTTCTTATAGCGTTCATTTTCAATGCACTGTTTACGAGGAGATACCTGGTTAAGTTCTAAGCCCAACACCCACCAACCATTATACATCATAGGAATAGTTGCCCACGAAGCATTATCTAAATCCAATCCTCGCAAAGCCTGTAAGTCAACATCACTAAACACCTTGCCTGTTATAGGACATTCCCCTTTTCTACGAACAGAGAACAACCATATAAGCAAGTCATTCACCCACTCGTCCATTTCAACCTTCAGAGCAGCAGCATTATCATCGTCCTGCTTTGCCGACTTAGCCAGCGACACCTGTGGCTGTTTAGCAAGGAAATATAACGTATGTCGATAATGAACCGTCTTCAAAGAGTCGTGCAATTCAGCATCTATCAAAGACGAGTAAGCCAAAGCTGGTGAAGCAGCGGTGTTAACATTGCGCACAAATTCATTCTGCGTATTGATAGTATCAATGCGATAGAAAGATTTCGCCTTACTACCCTTTTCAGGATTATGCGAAAGCGGACGATAAATTTGTGCCCAATGTTCAAGTATATTATCAAATCGTGAAACCATACCAATACTTTTTTATTCTCCAAAGGACAAATCCAATAGAAGACGACACAAAGATAGAAAAATAAAAACAACGACGTGGGACAAACCTACAAGTCACGTTCACGTAAAATCTTAGGTACGTCCGTATCATGCCCAGTACCTCCACCAACAATGCAAGGAGAAAGGCTAAAAGGAGACACGATTACGCCATTCTGAGAAGGCGAATATCTCCCCAAGACTATCAAAGACACATTTCTTTTATTCATATTCAAATAACAAGCAATGCGGACATTTGTAATCCGTCGAGCGTAATGCGGGCGAATGTGAGAGCCACCCACTCCACTCTATTTTATGGGATAAAGGGTGAACGGAAGCACCTATAAGTCTTTTTCTATCCATAACCAGTTATCTTTAGAAACAGAAGTGATCGTATTCGTAAACACGCCACTACCTATCTCAACAAACTGCAAGAACGTTTCTCCACTCCTTGCCCGTTTCTTAGGAAATGACGGGTTACGTCCACGACTCGCACTAATACGTACAGACGAAGAAGAATCGGACGGGCGCACGTCACGAACGTACAAAACAGGACAGTTACATATCATATTCACACAAAACCACAGTCTTAGGGAAATGCGATAAAGAAAGGAAATCACTTTTACCCATATACTCATACCGAGTATTTAGCGTACAAGCGACATTACCTGTACAAACATTCACAGCAACAATTTGACCCCAAAAAAGAAATTTAGGCACAGAAACAGCCGTCGAGCAAAGACTAATCAAATTCATAATCAACAATAACAAAAAACACAACACCACGGATTACTGTTGCAGGGGGATTACGACAAGCAGTACAACAAAGTTCACCTACGCCACTCTTCTTATCGTCATCCCTAAAAAAACGAATATTTCCATTTGGCAACCACTTCGCACGAATAGATCTTTCTCTACAAGTCATACTCAACTAATATTTTCTGAAGTTTAGTGTTCATCTGCGTCTGTAAGGTAGTACTAACCCCTTCAACAGAAAGAACCACACGATCAGATCTATACCAAGTTATAAACGGCAAAAGACCGATGACACAAATATTATCTCCACGCATTATAATCCACCAACATTAATTTATCCTTATAAACACCAGTAATAGCATTCGAGCAACAATCGGGCAAGGGGAGGGCAGTATATCCGCAAAGCGGCACATAGCACTG